AAACAGTATAGGGCCATACTCAAAAGATTTGCCGTCATCTTTCTCATACTCACCTATCAATTTGTTTTTCAAACTAACACCAGCAGGAATGTCAAGTAAGGTGTCTCCACCAAATAAGTCAGCTTCAAGTTCTTCAAGCACAATTTTGTTCTTGAATATTTCAGCCAACAGCAATTCGAATAGTTTTATTTCGTGTTCGTTCATATTTTGTCCTTGTAATGGGCAGGTAGCGGATACGCAAAATCAAGTGTATGCCTACTTACGATTGCTGCTACAGAGGATTGTCGCAGCCAGAATTCAGTTTCCACTACCTACCTTTCATTACGTTGTTATCTTATTTAAAATCTTGGGTGTAGCATACCTCCAATTTGCCAATCTCTCATAACTTCACCATCAGTCCATACAAGATGTCCTGCTCTCATAATCCGTCTGCCATCTTCACTGTATGAGCCATTGTATGTGTTGACCCATTCATCATAAGTCATATGCATCAATACATATAGTCTGTAACTCATAGCTTGTTTTAGCGAACTAGAGTAATAGTCAGGGAATACTTCTTCGCAATATGATTTGTATAGCTCGTTGTGAGTAGCATCAAGCCTTAAGTCTCTGTTTGTTGAATATATCTCAGGAATGTTCGAGTTGCCTGTAATAAAGTGGTGTGACCCGCTGTAATGTTCATCAGCAGTGCGATAAGGCCATCCTTGTCTTTGACCAGTTTTATACAGCACAATGTCTCCTGTGATTGAATCGTCCTCCAAACCTTTCAGCAATCTAGTGTGTATGATGCTGTCATAATGTTTAGTGTCGAACTTGATTGTCCGACCGTTCTTTTTGTAGAGCACAACCCATCTTCTACAACGGGTATCACCTTGTATGCGATGAAAAATCTCAAGTTCTTGCTCAGTAAACTGATTGCGTGTGCAGTTTCTCACTAGCGAAGCGTGAGGCCTTGAAAAGTCATCCATTATATCACCTAACTCAGCGATAATATGAACTCTTTCGCGCTCTTCTTTGAACTTCTCAGCGTTAATTACTATTGTCTGTGTCATTTGTGTTCTCCATTTGTGGGGAAGGAAGCCGAAAGGAATGCTGGGAAATTGCAAAACCCAGCAAAAAGTGAAAGCGAAACAAACAAACTATGATTGACTTCCTTCCTATCCACTGCGAGTGTTGTGCTGCGGGGAGACCGGAGCACTATTTTTTTATCCTCCTGAGTAAACTCTTTTCACGGCGAGATGTGCCTAAGTATTTCTTTCTTTTGATAGCTCTTGCGCGTTCAAGTTGTTTACGAAGAGTTGCTTTGCGTTCTTCTGTGTTAGCAATGAACACAGTTTTACCGTCGTCATTTGTGAATACGGAGTATCGCAACTCTATTCGCTTCATTTCATCTGGAAAGAACTCTCCAGAACAGCACGCACATCTGTAACATTCGTGATTGTGTTTAGTTTCTTTAACTAATCTAACATCGCCCTTATCTTCACAATCAGGGCATTCTACCTTTATATTAACCATTACTCTTCCTCCATAGCAAACGCATTTGCTTGTTCTGCAACCTTCAAAGCATCTTCGAAGTCTTGCATTTCTTTGATTGAAATCACTGCGTCAGTTCCATCGCCACCACTACTGATTACGATGTATTGATTGATTTCTGATAACTCTACAAAGAAGTCGCTCCATCCCTCATCAATCACGATAGACTTACCGGATGAACTGAGATAGACGTGACCTTTGCTATGTAATGAATCGAACATACCGATACAACCTGTTGCATCCTCAATGTGGTCCATAATGCCGTCAAACATATCAAGTGCTTCATCAAGGTCTACATCACTTTTACTACTGTAAACACCAGAGCTGTTGTTGTAATACTTGATGCCATTGTATTCTGAAATGCCGTATGTGTCATATGAGTTGTAGTAACTGTAAACACCGCCACCCCAACTGTATGAAGCAGTAGGTTTGTATTTGACGTTGTCTGGATTTAGTTTGAAGTATGTGTGAAGCGTTGGTGCAAGATACTCGATGAATCGAACTGCTTGCATAAGTTCTTCGTATACGACATACTCACTACCACTGTGTGCATTGTAGTAACCAGCAAATAGATTGATGCCATTGATTTGTAACTCTTTGACAATATTGCTGACATCTGATATAGAACCGGTGGATGTCTCGAGACCAAAGTCTTTACCCCACTCACCGAGCTTAGTATCTAGTTTGTCAGAGCATAGTTGAACGTCACTGTTCTTGGTGATGATTTCGTTACAACCACGGCGGTCGATAGTAATGTTGAATACAACGTCATCGAACATATCTTTGTGATTGGACATAGCGAAGTCACTACCATTTAGTCCTGTCTCTTCTGCTACACATAACAATCCAGACAGTGGAGTTGTTAGTGTTCTGTTGGTGATACACTTAAGGACAGCGAATACACCACACTTGTCGTCACCGCCAATAACTTGATTGTTACTTGAACGGAATACTGTCTTACCATCTTTCTGCTCCTCAACAACTTCAGGGACAGCAGAACCAACTGTGTCCATATGTGCATTGAGAAGTATGCGGCGGTCTCCCTCGATGTGATTGGTGAAATAGATATTGCCCATACTGTCTACGGTATGCTCTATCTCATTGTCACGGAGGTAGTTCGTCACAAAAGCAATCATAGGATGTTCTGCTCCACTTGGACTGAATATCTCAAACATAGATTTCAGCAGTGTCTTGTCATCCATTGATGCAGTAGAAACAGGGAAAGCAGTTAGACGACTGTCTTTTGCTTCTGTTTTCATTTCTGTTTTAGTTTTCATTGTTTGCTCCAATAATTTTGTAATCGTAATCGGACATAGTTTCTTGCATAGCATAGTCACCTTGTCCGCCGTTGCGAATGCCAACCACTCTAGTGTGTTGTGCCTCGTCTTGATAATAGGAATAGTCGGCAGAACTGTCACGAGGTTTAGTGTGCCAGAAGGCAAACCATCGTTGAGTCTGCAGCGATTTGTTGACCGAACGGTCAGTAAAGTTGAAACTGTCTCGTATGTAACTGTAAACGCTCGAGTCGTGTCTTGAGCTGGAATATGCAATCATTCGATGCGAATCAAATGCTGTGTATGCCCAAGCATCTATCTGTTTAAATAGCTGGACATAGAACTCTTTTTTTGCTTGAGTATTTCGCTTTAAATAGAGACGTGAAGGAGCAACAGACACAGGTTCGCTGTCGTCATCCCAATCGTGTTTGAAAAATCTAATAACCGAGCGACCAATGATTTCGTTGTTGTCATCACGAATCAAAGCAAATAGGTGAGGATTGACCAGCAAATCTGCAAAACCAAAAGCATAAGATTGACGATTGCTTTGGTCTTGACAAGAGCCGACACTCGCATTGAACTCAGCAATGTCTTTTAGGTCTGTTGGGTCAAAACCAATTTGCATTGGATACTCGACATCAACAGCATTGGTTAGATACTGATTGTATCGTTTTGCTGCCAATTGGTCATCCATTCTTCGTAAGTTGAAATAGTCAAAGCGTTCTTTGAGTGAACGATTGAAGACATTAGTAACTGCTCGTCGTAGATTACCACCATCTTCAGTTTTGTTAGTGCGCAGCATTTCTGTAATCTTTTCTGCGTAAGAACCTTCTACACTGTAGCGGTTCAAATCTGTAACAACAGATTCGAAATCGATTGCTGTGCCACCACGATAGTTGTAACTGTCACCGTTTTGCCGGTCATAGTATTTGATACAGCTGTGAAACAAGTGACGTAAAGGATGATAAAGGCCGTATTTTTTGTGACGTGTAAAGAACAATTCACTACCAATCATCTCTTTGAGAATGTAAGCAAAGTCTTTGTAAATCGGCGATGCGACTTTGATACAGCTTTCTGCATAACCAAAGTTGTTAAGTTCCAAACCGCCCTTGAGAACCTGTAAGTTGCTGTGTTCGTAGTTGTCGTTGTTGTAACTGTAAAACCAATTCAGTTGTGAATGAGCAGATGAACTTAGCGATTGATAACTACCAGACACGACATCGTGGTCAAGCCAGCGATGAACATCGTCTGCAAGGCTGGACTCAGGATTGTGGTAGCAGTCATAACACAGTTCACTCTCTCCATAGTCTGTCCCAGCATCACAAAAATACATAGTGCAATCACAACGAGAACAGCTCCAAGACATCTCTTGGTCACCAGCGTGGTCACTACAGCAATACTCGTCATAGTTGTTGTCATAATAATAATCGCCGTGGTCTGTGTTGATAACCTCGCCACAGTATTGACAGCCCTGAAAGCTGTTACTGTTATAGCAGGGTTCACACACCGGTTCTCCAGAACAAGTGCTGTAAGGTGCATTGTCGTTTGTGAAAGTTTCTCCGCAGCCATCACAACACACCATATCGTTGTGACAGTCAGAGCATACAATCTCATACTGATGGGTTGACTCAATGACGGCATCTTCTTCGAGGTCAGTCGAGCAGACTTCGCATTGGCAATTGCTGTTGTTTGTTTCTTCTTCCGGCATTACTTTTTCTCTCCTAGCTTTTTATTTTTCCCAACACGCTCCGAATATATAATACCTTGTTTGAGCAGTATTTGTTTGTGTGCCGCAGCATAATTCTCTTTTCTCAGCGCAATCTCACACGGCGGGGTGCACGGCGGCATAAAGAAAAATTTATTTGTCGGGATAGGAATAGAGCACTGTGAAAGTGAAAAGCAGAAAGAAAAGTTTTGCTCCACTCCCATCCTATCGACTGCTTTAATCATCACAACCTCCGCCGTATTTACCTCTCATCCACCAGCGAGGTTCTACTCTTTCGCTAACTTCACCCCATTGTTCGTGGTCAATACTGCCGTCTTTGAATAATGGAGCAGTTTGTAAACTTAGGCCGTCTTCTGTATCAACCCAGCGGTATGCATTGCCGGGAAACTCTGAAACACGGAATGTCCCATCATCTTGCTCTTCTGTATCAGGGAACATAGCGGTCATCTTCGCTTCCTCCTGATTAGTCTGCCGTCTACACGACTCTTATCGCTGTGATAAGTGTAGCGACCCGACACACCTCCGCTCTTGTAACCAATACCGCCGAGTTTCTTCATTTCCAGCAATATCTTATCTCGCAGCTTTTTCTCTGCTAAGACTGTAAACATTGCTTTGAGAAAGTCATCCATTGCTAACTCGTGTATATCATCTGCTTCTTTTTCAAACCATACAGCAGTTGACTGTTTAATTGCTTCTTTAATCTTGCCGTCAGTCGGATGTAGATTGAGCATAGGTTTGGTATAACCCAGCCGTTTGAAATAAGCCAGCATCTCTCTGACTCGTTTTGCTTCCTTTTCAGTCAGCATAATATTCATCCTCCGTGCTCTGATTATATCCAGCATTATAATCACGTTGCTGGAGCTCTTTTCTTAGACCCCAGCGCATTTTTCGTGCAATGCTATCTACATTTTTTACTGCTTCCAACTGATGCGGCGCTAAAAATTTACGCAGCATTGTCCATTTCTCTCGCTCCCATTTGTCAACACAATGCTCCCACTTTTCTACTTCGCTCATTTCATCCCACTCTTTGCTGCTCATATTTTCACATCCAGCTGTTTGGTTCCAATCCAGCGATTTTTCATATTCTTTATGCCGTGGTTTAATCTACCCTCAGCAAGGTTATTGTGAAGACGGCGTAGTCTTTGCTCGGACTCTTTTATTCGCTCGACCATCTCTATCTTTGCTCGCTTGTAACCATCGGATTGAGCGTTAGGATTACCTAGTGCTCGTTCGATACCAATACAGCGCATAACATCGCTGGGATGAGGTCTGAGCGGATTGAACCGCTTCTTCAAATCACGGCAGGTTTTCCTGCCGGATTGTTTTCGGGGTTTTGCTGACTTGCCCATCTTTTGCAGCAGCTTCTGTAGTTTCAGCAACTGCGTTTCAGATAGAGCATTTATATCTAATTCTTGCTTCATTTTATTTCACTTCCAGCACTCCATATTTTGTAAGGAGCACAGTAAAAAATACAATACGCTGAGATTATATAAAGCCTTGTACCAGCAGTTTTTCTCACCCCAGCAGACAGCAGTTAGCAATAGTGTATCTAGCATAGCATAAAATCGCGGGGGAGCATAACGTATACTATTAGAGCTATACGTTAGGCCTTACAGCAATATTATAAGCTTATATTATATCTAAGCCTAATAGAGCATAAAAGAAAGAAGTGCTATATAGTAATACTCTATAGAGCATATAGTATCATATAGAGCTATAATATACACTTCGACGTATGCCTTTAGTAATACAGCACACGCACACACACTGTAGCACACTAGTTTGGCAGCAAGCGTTTTCTCACGGGGGAGCAAAGCGTATGGCTGCCCGAATTTTGCTCAGAGCGCAAACGGATGCTCTCAGCAGTTCTAACAGCTGCAGCAGCTAGTCACCCCGCCACAGCAAAACATTCTCATTCCAGCAAAAGTTTCTCATCGCAGCAGAGCCAGCGGGGGGACCGGCATAGAGCCTGTGCTGCGTTTTTTTTCTCACAGCAAAAACGATTGCTCAGAGCATTCTCATCCGCTGCAGCAGAGCCCATTCACCCCGCAAACCCCACAAAATATTGCGAGCAGTTTTTTAAGACTTGCTCAGGTCTCACGCAGTTAGCTCGGATATCCCCAACCAAGCTATCAACTTACTATAGGGATTTGTCGAGTTCTGTGTCGATTGCTTTTTGCTGTTCCTCTAATGCTCTCAGGTCTGCAGCTTTGTCAGCAATCTCTTTTTTCAGCCGTCCAATGGCTATAGTCACCTTCATCCACTGAAGAAGGTCATACTTGCTCTCTGCTTTATCCATTTGTCTTTGTGGCATAAATGTCATAGGTAGCTTAATGTTTACCGGTCGCTCACCGTCAGGTCTCTCACCTTAGCCCGAATTACTCGGCCGCTATGAACTTGAATCCGATGGCTACTCGCGGCATTTCAGCCGCTCTCGCAGCACAAGTAGTCGCGGAACTATGCGTCACCATAGGATACGACATTTTTTGGAGCTTCCCGCTACCTTTTTGAACCGTAGTGCCCCACTCCCGCTAAGTCTGTTAAACCCCGTACTTAGCGGGCTAGGGTCTTCTGCGTATTTTAACGGGGATACGTTCCGATGTCTACTCTTGCAAGAGAGCGACTAATGCGGCCTTTTCCTCGGAGGTCAAGTCTTTAGCATCGTTTTCCAACTTTGCTTTCAACTTTTCGCCCTTGGTCAATGGGCCCATAGCTTTCTTCAACCTTGCACGCCAGAAACCAAAGAAGGTTCTAGCAGCCTTTGACTCAGCGTCGGTCTTTTTAGAGTTTGCTAGGAGGGATAACTCGAAGAGAGTTTGTCCACCTTGAACTCTTAGACCCCGTTTTGAGTGGTCGTCGACACCTAGGGCTCGCATTACTGCTGGCCAATTGTCGTTCAATATGCGTAGGTAGGCATACATCGGTCCGTCTTCGTTTTTAGAAGACATTTTGCGTATGGTTCAACTTACTAGTGTTGTTCGGTTGAACTTAAACTTTATGACGTTTCGAAGTATATATAACTTTCGGTATCCAGCAGACCCCCTTTTTTGTGCCTTCTATCGTCGACAAACATACATATTATGGCCATATACCACCGGTGTAAAATATAGACCGGATACACACACAGAACCATCCACCCCTTCAAACAAATCCTAGAAATTTTGAATCCAAAAAAAAATCGGGGACATATTTTGAGCCCAGTCCCCTTAGGCTTTGGAAAAACAATGGAGTAAGTATTACTTAACTTCGTCTAGGGCAGATTTTATCTTACCTTTGACTAAGCCTTTTAGCTCATCGTCTTTTTCATCCCAAGCTGTTAGAACAACATTCCTTAGAAGGTCGTCTTTGACTTGAGCCTTGAGTGTTTCATCAAGTTTTTCGTAGGCCTTTTGTTGGGCCTTTGTTAGATTTTCTTCCAACAGTGCTTCGATTTGAGCATCGTACTGTTTAAGGTACTTGTTCAAAACTGGCATTAGTGCGGCTTTTACAGCTGGGTTCGTATAACATACGAAAGCAACTAAAGCTGCGACTGCTGCTAATAGTGCGAGGACCATTGGTTCTTCTAACAAACCTGTTTCCTCAACGACACTAAGAATATCTGCGGTTACGTTACCGGCAGTTTCATTAGTTGCAGTTGAGTTATTGTCTGCTGTTGTATTATTCATTTTTCTACCTCGAGGTGGGTGCCATTGTGGTCACCCGTTAATAATTACTTTTTCTTGCTATATATACCTTTTGGTTTACAGGGCTTTTTATAAAAGGCACACCACCTACAAAGAGTTTGG